CGAATGATGTGGGCTGGACTGTTACCAGAGGTCGCAGGAGTCTTGATGCTAGTGAGTCAATTCCTAGCGCAAGAAATCAGTCTTGAAGCTTGTGTGATGGGCGGAGGCTCAATCCTCTTCGGTATCGCTATACAACTATTGAGATTGGACACAAAAGATCCAATAACACTCAAGTAATTATGAACAAAGAATTTAAATGGCACATAGAGGCTATAAGGATCGGCATTACGTTGGTGAGCATCGTTATTACAATAGTTTGGTTTGGAGCAAAATTGGACAAACAAATTGCTTTAAATCATCAATCAATCGAAACTATACAAACAAACCACTTACCACACATACAGGAGGCGGTTTTGAGGATCGAGGATAAGATCGACGATTTAACAGAAACACTTTACCTATATAACCAAAATTAAATGGCATATTCTTTAGAAGCAGAAGTGAGAGCGGCTAGTCCGTTCAAAGATGACACCTTGATTCCAGATGCCTATATGGATGATCGTATTGAAGAAGCTGATGGGATCATTGACGGAAAGATCGGCGATGCTTATAACTTACCTTTATCGGAAACTCCTCCGTTGATTCGTATGGCGAGCGTAAAGATTGCGTGCTATTTGATCTTTATGGATCAGAACACCAATGTTGAAGTTATGCCCGGAGTTGATATTGTTGACGAATTCAACCGACAACTGGATTTGTTGGAGATGATTCGCAAAAGGACGATCAAGCTGTATGATTCAAATGGAGATGAGCTTACTATAAGTACGGTTATCAGGCCAGCCTTCTATCCAGACGACACAAGCTCTGCTGACGGCTCGACTGACGATACAGGCCCTAAAATAGAAATGAACCAAAGTTTTTAATGGCATTACAGGTTAAAATCAAGATGGATGATAGGCAAGTGACTAAAAAATTAAACACAGTCACTAGTGGGATGAAAACTATGAAAGAACCGTTTACCGATATTGGAAACAAGTTGCTAGATTTCTTTGGAAAGAAGGTCTTTAGCACTCAGGGTGGAGCAATAGGGGAAAGATGGAGAGGATGGTCTGCGAGTACGATCGAAGCGAGATTGAATAGGAGAGGACATTATGCCAACTCACCGATAAGCACTAACAAGATACTGGTGTGGACAGGAGCTATGAGCAAAGGGTTTATAAAGAAAGTAAAGAGGTTTAGCCTGGAGATCAGTAATAATGTCAAGTATTTCAGGTTTAATCAGAAGACTAGAAAGATGCTCGCAATCAATAAAGAAGTAATAAACATCGTAATAGATGGGTTTGAAAAATATATTAAAAAACTAATCAGATAATATGCAACTAGCGGTAGCAGAAATACAGGCTTTAATAGCGGCGGCAATGACGACCAATGTTAAAAAATATTATATTGGTAAAGTCAACTCGCCACCTTTGAATTATCTGCCCACAATTAGCGTTTATGGAATTTCAACCGAACTTGTGAGCGATCAATTAAGTACGAGCAGGGATAAGTATCTTTATACGATAGGCATAGATCTAATTACAAGCGGGTTTGCCAAGGTTTCAACAATAGGAGTGGAGGCGGACAAGGTTTTGGACGCTCAAAAGGCTGTGGTGGATCTTATGGAGGAAAGAGATGCTAATGGTACACCGAAGGCTGCGACCGTATTGGGGACTTTACGAAGGAATATACAAGGTACAAACTACTTATTCAATAATGATATAGAGATTACATATGATTTCGAGAATCTGGTCAATGATACGCTTTATATGAAGGCGACTTTGACGTTTAGTATGATGACGCAATTGACTAATAGATCTTAAGCATTTGACGGATTTGTGCTAAAATAGCAATGTATCAATAACACTAACAATATGAAAAGAATTTTACTGCTCGAAAATGTAATGATGCCGAATTGTCCAGGTTTTAAGAAGGGACAAGAGGTGAAAGTCAATGATGAACTTGGAGAATTGCTTGTAAAACGTGGTCACGCCAAGTCTATCAAGGAGGAAAATCGCAGACTGGAGTCGAAAGAATTGAAAGAAAGACAGAAGAAAGAGAAAAAAGAAAAGAAATCTAAAAAATAATCCATAACATAACCTATTATGCCAGAAACATACTCAAGGGTTGGCTCGCTCTCACTCATTAAAGAAGTAACCGCGAACACACCTCTCACACCAACGACTTTCATCCCTTTTAATAGCGAAGGGATAGTGTCGGAATATCCTTATACCCCTTCTGTACCTGTTTCGGGTACTAGGGCGATGAACTTAAGAGCTATTAAAAATAAAGTCCCTGCACCGAAAGGGAATATTAGTTTGAATGTCGAGCCAAAGACAATCGGACACTTTTTAAATAGTTTATTCGGTGGATTCAATTCGGGACAATATATGCCTATCAGTTCAGCGAGTGCGGCTTTTACTGTCGGCGAAACTGTGACAGGTGGAAGTTCAGGAGATACGGCAACTGTTGTTTATGATTTTAATAGCGAATTCTTGTTAGTAAGCGGTGCTTCTGGTGAATTTACAGACGGGGAGCAAATAACAGGAGGTGGATCGGGTTCGACTGCTACTCTTACGGAGTTTGATACAACTGTCTATGGACACGCGGCAACTGCTCCAACAACTCTTGATACAACCTACACAGTTCAAAAGAACTATACTGACAGGGCTGTTCGATATGTGGGATGTAGGTTTCACGGATTGGATGCGTTGGCTCAAGCGGATAATATCATTACTGCGGATATACAGATGACAGCACAGAGCGAATTTAGACACGCTAGGGTTACTGCGATTACCACGTCGGGGGCGGGCGCGAAAACTATCTCTTTGGATCAAACACAGGGGCTTGTGGTAGCTGATGAGATTAAATTGTATCGACCCGGGACAGGGTTCTTAGATTTTGAAGCGGCGAGTGATACTGTCCACACAGTTGCGACAATACCTAACGCAACAAGTATTACTGTTACCAATTTGGAAACCAATACTGCTGTTGGGGATCTGATCGTATTGAACACACAGACACCTTCTTATACTATTGACGAAGAGTTCTGTTGGATAGGCGGATCACAAATGACTATCGGAAATGACATAGACAACCTAGCGACTCTTGATGTCCAGGATTATACAATGGTGATGAGTAATGAACTTGAAGAAAGGCACGCGGCTACTGGTACAGATTTTGAAGATCTATTCCCTTCGGATATTTTACAAAAAGGGTTTATAGGTAGCGGGTCGATCTCTTTACACAATGAGGATGAGAATTATTATAGACACTTGAGAATCAACACTGCCCAGGCTTTAGATATTACCACTACGGGGAATCAGATCGGGTCGACAGGGATCGAGTTTTTGTTGAGGTATATTGTTACCGAAGCTCAATTTGATCCTTACCAATTAAGTCTTGCTCAAGATGACATCGTGCAAGAGGATATTCCTTTCACTTCTTTCTATAATGCGAGCAAAGGATATTCGGCAGCATTCTTATTGGTAAATGACGTTTCTTCTTACTAAATCTTAACCTAAAAACACTATGACAAATGATTGGTTTTCAGAGGATGGAACCGAGAAATATGATCTTGGCGATGGTCAGCATATCGAGTATAAGAAAGAGATCCCCTACGATGAGTTCATTGCTTTGTTTAAAGATGTTGACCCTGATAATCCAGGGGCTAATGTGAAGATGGCTAAACCGCTTCTTGAGGCGGCTTTGGTCGGTTGGAAATTGAAAGATAAGGATGGGAAGTTTGTTGAATTCTCGAAAGAGGCTGTTGGGAAATTATCTGCGAAAGCGATCTTTATAATGGCCACCCCTATAATCCAGAAGTATAACGTGGAAAAAAAAAGCTCGAAGCTATCAGGGCAAATGTCCTCTATGGGAAAGCAAGAAAAGGGGTAGAAGCTGAAATGTTCGACTATCAAATGTCCGAGAAGTTCGGCCTTGGGTGGAAACGATATGGAGCTAAGAGGATGCAATGTATGACTGCGATCTTTAGTGCCACTATGGAACGACAGTATAAAGAATCTAAAAAATCAAACTATGGCAAACGATAAGTTGACATTACTGATAGAAGGGAAAGAAACCGTATCACCTGCGGCTGGCAAGGCTACAAAATCTCTTGATACTTTCGGGAAAAGAGCGCAAAAACTTTCTGCTAGTATGAGAGCTTTTGGTAGAAGTATGACCTTGTTCGTTACTGCTCCTATTTTGGCATTAGGGGGCGTGATGATTAAGACCGCTTCTGATGCAGAAGAAACAAGGTCGAAATTCAATACGATATTTAGAGACATTGAAGAAGGGGCTAATAGTATGGCTGATGAGTTTGCTAAAAGTTATGGATTGGCAGGGTCTACGTCAAGAGAATTATTGGGAAATACTGCTGACCTTTTGACTGGATTTAAATTCACGCAAAAGGAGGCTTTAAATTTGGCTAGACAGGTGAATGAGCTGGGAGTTGACCTAGCGTCTTTCACTAATTTTTCAGGCGGTGCAAAAGGAGCGAGTGAAGCTCTTACTAAAGCTCTGTTGGGAGAAAGGGAGTCGGTAAAGTCTTTGGGGATTTCTATTTTAGAGGTTGATGTAAAGGCTAAGATTGCGTCTATGGAAGCGACGGGCGAGCTTACAGATGAAACTGATCGACAGAAGAAAGCTATGGCTACTTTAGCGATAGCGGTTGAACAGTCGGCAAACGCTGTTGGGGATTATGAAAGAACCCAGGAAAGTACTGCGAATAGGATGAAATTGTTTAGGGAGGTTACGAAAGAGTTAAGCGAGGAGATCGGGGAAAACCTATTACCCGTATTTACCTCATTGCTGGAGGCTCTTTTGAGTTTAGTGCAATGGTTTACAGGATTGAGCGAAACGACCCAGAATGTGATTATAGTTGTGGCGTTGGCTGTAGCGGCACTCGGGCCATTATTAGCGATAATCGGGAATGTGATTGTTGTTGTGAAGGCTTTGGGGGTTGCGATGGCATTCTTGGCGGCTAATCCTATCGTTTTAATCATAGCGGCTGTAGCGGCTCTTGTTTTAGGGATCGCTTATTTGATCACTCACTGGGATGATGTTAAACAGGCGATGCTGGATGCTTGGGAAAAGGTGTCACCTGTTATTATGCCAATAATAGGTGCTATCACAGATGCGGTTGAATGGCTGACTGAAAAGGTGAAAGATTTGATCCATTGGTTGGGCGAATTGATTAGAAAAGCCAGCGAAGCTCTTGATAAATTGCCCGGGATGGGATTGGCTCAAAGGATAGGGAAAGCGTTTGACTTTAGTGGGCGCGCGGCGGGCGGGCCTGTTATGGGCGGAACTCCGTACATTGTTGGAGAGCAAGGGCCGGAAGTGTTTGTGCCTGGTAGAAGCGGTGGGATTGTGCCTAATCACGCTATGGGTGGTGTAACTATCAATATCCAAGGGGATGTTTATGGCGACAATATTGATGAGCTTTTTGACAGAGCTGTTGGCAGATTACAATTATCCACAAAAGTTGTATAAATGATTTACGTTTACATAAATGAAGTTGACAATACATCAGATTATCAAAGGGACTCACTAAGGATTGATAACGAGATTCAGCAAAGGGCTGATTCTTGTAAATTCAAATTAGTTGATGGTGCTACTCGACCAGAAGATAATCAGGATTTAAGGGTATTCCGAGGTGCTACTATTGCTAGTGATGCCGGAGCGGTGATGACTTTAAATGCCGATTATCAAACTGATGTCTTGATGTTTTACCCAGGGCAGAGTCTACAAATACGGATCGGGGATGCTGATGAGGAAACTGTCGAGGTTCTTTCTTATGTGGAAAGCACTTTGACACTTACCTTAACGGCTACTCCTTCGGGGACTGTTTCGGCTGGTGACAAGATCGGGGAGATTGTTTTTGGTGGGATAGTGAGTCGAGTAAAGGATCGGAATATCCACGACCTAAGCAATTTGGAATTTGATGTTACTGGAGTTGACTACTCAAAAATCTTTGACAAGAAACTTATATCGGACACTTGGGAAGATCGGGATTCGAGATACATTATAAATGATTTTTGCAACACAACGATAAACAGAAACCAAACGATTGACTCGATGAATTATGCTGATGATGCGGCTGTGCAAGCTGAATGGGTTGAAGGTGGTGATGGTGATAATCCGACTAATGATGACATTACTTTTCAGGAGGGGACTGGAAGTGTGGATTTTAATTGGACTTTTGCTGGAGGGTCGGCGACTTTTACGGCGAGTCCGACTGCTAGTGATATATCTACTTACACAGGGGTCGGGAGCGGTTCGCCTACTGGTGGCGTTTTTGGGTTCTGGTATGAGTGTGCTGATTTTACCAAGGTAACGAGCTTTGATGTCAGGTTGGGATCTGCGGCAGGGCATTATGTAGCCTGGACTATTACGCCTACAGATAATCTTTTTACTTTTGCGGGTTTGAGATTCACTGATGGGGCGGTAACTGGTACTCCCGATTGGACGGCTGTTGATTATTTGCAAGTTATAGTGACTGAAACTGCCAGTAGCTCGATTGGGTTTGATGGGTTTAGAGTTTTAGATACAAACTATTTTAGACATTATCCGAATGTAAGCACTACTCCTGATTTCGATGATATAAGAAGCCCACAATTAAAGCCTACAGGGTTTATGCAGAGTCTTGCTAAAACGTGGGAATATGTGTGGTGGATTGATTATTTGAGAAATATACACTTTAAAGATAGTGAAGCTGATGCCGCTCCTTATGGGCTTACCGACACTTCGGATAACTTTCAAAGGCTAAGGTACGGAGTAGATCAGAGCCAGATCGGGAACAGGGTTATTGTAAGGGGAGGTGAGAAGCAATCGGACAGTACATATTCGCAAGCGTTTCCTGGTGATGGTGCTTTGAGGACTTGGCTATTAAAAAGTAAGTTTGCAAATCTGGTTTTATTGGTTGATGACCAGTCGGATTCCCACGCCGCAGAGTTAGGTACAAATACAACAAATATCAAGGTCACGGGGCATAATCTTGTGACTGGGGATTTTGTGACTAACCAAACAAGAGATTATGAGATTAGGGAAATTACGAAGGTCGATAATGATAACTTTACTGTTGAAACTGTTGCGGCACAAACCAATGGAGATACAATCACATTCTT